CCTGTCAGTTCAGCCCTCTTTTTGAACCGCCGCCATAAGCCAGCCCCTTATCTCTTCCGGTAAAGCAAACATTATTGCCACGCTCAATCGTTTGATTTTTGATAATGTCATTCAGGCTGGAAAGGTAGCGATTTGCTAATGAAAGTTCTTTCTGCATTTCGATGAATTGCCTGGTGATGCCGTACATAGCATGAATACGAATCCGAACGCCGGTGATGTCGTAGCCATCGCGTTGCAGAGCCTCCAGTAACTCCAGCTCAGGTGCGCGGTTTCTCTCGTCCAAAATCACACGTGGTGTCATCCACGCATTGCCGAACTTGCGATCATGTGGATCGGCGGTTTCTACAGGAAAGTTGTAATTACCACGAGTTGACTGATTATCCACCCTGCCAATGAACTCCCCTTCAATGGGAACCCGTGCAGCCAGAGATAACGCTTCGGTAAACTGCTCTTCTGAGATTTCTTTGTATGTCACTCCAAAGTGAGTTTTCAGGGCAGACCACATGGTTATCATCGCTTTGGCCTGATTTTCCTTTGGCACGCTCTTTCCGCGAGTCAAAACCAGTTGCTTGATCGCTTCCTGCTGGTCAACGGTGATTTTTCCGGGGAGAGTCTTCTTAGCTTTGCGCGGATTGGTTATCTGCCCTTTCGTCCAGTACTCGTAGAGAACATCGTCGCATTCTTCCTGGTACTGAATAACGCGGTCGCGGATTTCAAGCTTAACTTTGTTGGGCTGAATACTTGCCATCCATGCAGGGAACTTACGAAAAGCAAGGCAAGTCATTTCGCGCATTTTACCGTCAAGAGCAACCATTGTGATTTCCACAATAGTTGAAGGAAAGCGTTGTTTTATCTTGGTAAACTGCGAAGCCCAGTCCATACCCATACCTTCCACTACAGGCTTCATTGGAACGTAAGGCTGATTATTGAAATTAACAACGTAGAGGTTATCACCATGAAACGGGACATTGATTGTAGATACGGCAGTTGGTATGCTTGGCATCGTTAGTTCCTTGCAAGTTGCTGACAAATTAGAAGCCTCGTTGGTTGCCGCCTTCGGGGTTTCGTCTTTTTTACTGGATAGTAAGATCACCTTTCTTCTCCATCTCAATAACGCGATCCATCAGGTAATCAATCATCCCCTGTACAGATCGGTAAGTTTTAGCTGCATTGCCTTCCAAGAAATCACGAACCTCTTTGCGTGGGCGATAAGATATCTGCTTGCCCTTTTCTGTTACATGTTCCATTATTCACCTCATGTGTTTTTATAGCTCAATAATTCATACTGCCAGTACAAGTATGCAGTAGTTACTTTTATTGAGTCAATGAGTTTTTAAGGTGCATTGATGAATTTTGATGATTCATTTCATAAACGCGTTTCTATAGCACGGAATTCTGTAGGGCTAACTCAAGCTGAACTGGCTAGGAAAGTAGGCGTCGTTCCTAGACAAATAGCCGCTTACGAAGGGAATGAAGCCAAACCTAGAGAAAAGGCCTTGCAGAATTTAGCCGCCGCACTTGGAACCACCGTATCATGGCTTTCAAATGGTTCTGGAGAGGGGCCAGATGTAAGCAATATTAAAAGAACGATCACTGTAAGAGAAATTCCGCTGCTTAGCCACATTGAAGCAAAGAGCAGAAACATTGACAAAATTCTCTCAGAGTCTTCTGTGCGTGATTTTATCCCTGCCCCACCCGATGCTGGAGAGCTTTCATTTGCTCTGGAAGTTCAAGGTGACTCTATGAAGTCCTCACATGGGACTTCGTTTCCAGATGGTACGATAATAATTATTGATCCTATGCGTTCCTTATCTAGCGGAGACTTTGCTCTATTTTTAGATTCCGATAGCGAACACACACTGTTTAAGCAATTCGTTATTGATCAATCTAAAGCTTACCTACGTTCGCTAAACCCCATATATCCGATCTTACCAGCAACGAATAAATATATATCAATTGGTAAGGTGATATCGGCTCAGCAGCCCTTGGGTGAAAAGTCTTCCGCGTTATCAGCTCAAGCTGATGTCAGTCGGGAATTCCGTGAGCAAGCAAGCAAATCCTTAGATGAACGACTTGCTGTTATCGAGAAGAAGATTGATGCCATTATGGATATATTGAACTCTAACAAAAAGCCCACCTGAGTGGGCTTAGTTACTGCGCCAGACTTCTAAGATTTTCCGATACTGATTGCAGATCATGAAGCCCCTGTGCAGCCTCAACGATATAATCAGCAAATCCATCAACAGGTGTTATAGGAACCCCGTTCATGTCCAGAAAAACCATTGCCGATGCTACAGCGGTGCGCTTGTTGGCGTCATTGAAGCCATGACCGCGTGCTATGGATAGCAGCAGCGCAGCGGCCAGAACAAACAGGTCAGTTTCATTCTCATAAACATGAAGATTCTCGACCCGCGCCACCATCCCTTCCACCAGGCCAATATCCCTGAAACCCGGCAGTCCACCATATGATTCTAACTGGCTGTCGTGAATAGCGATAACCTGCCCGACAGTTAGAAAGTAAATCATTTATCAGCCAGTTCCTTGAACAGAGCCTGATTTCCCGGTTTATTCATCACTTTTGCAAGGGATGCCTCAAACTTAGCCTGCTGCAAGGCTGCAAACTGATCAGCACTTATCACAACAACATCAGGAGCCAGGCGACGGGTAATGGTAACGGGCTGGTCTACAGCCTTGTTGAGAACATCAGCGAACTGAGCACGGGCATCTGAGTAGGTTAACGTGATCATCTGAAACACTCCGGGGATAATAAGAACACAACTTAATTGTACAGCTCAGTTGACACCCTCGTCAATGTTGATGTCAGCCATCCACCACCTGAGTGGGCTGTGATGAACTACCTGATTAACGTGTAACACTGCTAAGGATTAACACCATATTTAGCCCGGAAATCGTTTTCCATTTTCTCGCACGCACCAGCGATAAACCTCGCCTGTTCAGGAGTGTTAGATTTCTTTTTTTGCGTTGACCAGCAATAATCAATAGCTTGACGATCCTTTGATTTTGCCTTTCCCTCAGGGGTGGAATTTACATATGCACCATACCCCAAAAAAACCACAATCACTGCTAAAACTATCAAAATAACCTTTTTCATTTTTAATCCCTTTCTCATAGACAGTAACAAGTTGCAACATATTACCAGAGGGCGGAGGGAAGGCAATGCGATAGTTGGTGAGGCCCGCCTACTGATCATCCATCAGGATATGCTCATCGTCAGCGCCAGGGTACGCTGCTGCCACACACAGCAGAGGGAAAGGCAAATGTTAATTAATTACGACCCGATCAGTATGCATGATAGCGATCAAGTAAGAAGCCATCCGTGGAGAAAAACTGAATATAATGAGAGGCCCGGATTTTATTCCAATTTCATTACCAATCCAGAGCTTATCCCCGATGTACTTGAAGACTTTTCCCCATATGCTGATAAGCCAGCCGTACAAACGTTCTATAGATTTTTACGATGGATAAACGGTCATGAATCTCAGTTGGAGACAAATGACTGTGCGCTCCGTGACAGCGTTATTGATAATCCTGACGGGGTTTTTAACTTTTCGCACAAGATTGACGGGAGAGTGGAGTTTTTCTATCGTGACCACAAAATGAATTGCAGGGATGATTACGTAATCTGGCTATTCCGCATGACCTCTCTTTATTTGCAAGTAGAAAGGCCCGATTTCCTCAATGGACTCATCACTATGCAGCTTGCGCCGACAGATTTTATCAATTTGCCGACCAATGAAAGTGCAGGACACAGAATCAGGCTCTCCTTCCACGCTTATGGTAACGGGGATGGCGAGGTGTGGTCGGCGCTCAGAACCACGTTCGAGTGCATCAGGAAAGTTACCGAAAGGCTGAACATCGCTATGACCGAAGGGCCGCTCTTCCCATAGAGGATAGCAGTTAAGTGATTTCATCAGGCTTGACGTGAACGGTGGACGTGGCCAGTTACCAAACTCCAGTAGTGGACTGTCGCCAAATCTCTTTTTGAGCCGTTCTGCCATATATTGTGATGATTTATTCATGTTACCTCACATCAAATCTGCATAAAGAAAACCCGGCACATGGCCGGGTCGTCATATTTCATAACTTGAATGGATATTATTTATCGCATGTAGTACTGGTAAAGTTCGTTTTGCTCACGAATCGCCAGTTGAACGGCGGACCAGCTTTGTACTCGGTCTGGTTAGCAATGGTGCGAATGTCGTAGATGTTAACAGCCGTTTCCTGACCGCCAATTAGTGCCGTTCCAGTGCATAGTGGTGCTGGCAGTTTTTGACATGCAGACAACATGATAGCTGACGTCACAATCAAAAGTAGTTTCATGATTTCGCCAATAAAAAATTTATTATGCTAATATGTTACTGCTGCGATTATATATCAATTCAAATAATAGATCGTTTCGATCGAATTGGCTTATGTATAGGTTTTAATCAGTAGTTTGACACGTCAATTGCAGTGATGGTATTTCGGTAATTAACCCATGTAGCATTAGCTGCCGTCCCATCGACATTACCTATGTAACCACTTGTAATTTCTGTGGTTGTTCCATCATATCTTGCGGATGAATAATAGGCCGCATTCACAGAAACAGGCTGGCCCGTTGAGCTGTTTACACCATGGAAATATCCGGTCATCGTTGGTGCCACAGCCCATGTCCCGCTTTTCGTTATATCAATATTATTACCAGAGTTATTAATATCTGTAATATCCCCGATCGCTTGCACATCTCTTAATACTTTAGTTTCATTAGTTAATATACAATTCCCGCTAGAGTCATAAATCGCAATCCCCCACCCTGGAACAGGCTGGTACTGATAACCAAAAATATAAACATTCACCGTCCTGGCTGGCCCTGAGCACTGCAACACCCATGATCCATTAGTCATAATTAGTGATTCGCACGTCGTTGAACCAATCCCCTGCGGACCATTGCTGTTCACAAATACAAATCTGACTGCCCCGTCATTAGCAAATAGGGTTTGGGTGTTAACAGTGCCCGCAACGCTTAACACGCGTTTCTCAGTTAGCGTTAACGGCTGGGTTCCGTCAATGTAGAACGGTACACCGTTTTCATCAGTTAACATTGCACCAAATGACATGTTTACCTCACGTATGCCAGTATAACGCCGGCGTAGTTTGGAATGGAGTTTGCTGAATAATCATCAGCAGCAGTAACAGTTATAGTGTTACCCGACACCGTGACTAAACGTCTGCCATCGGAAACTGTTCCGTATGACTGAAATAGATAATTCAACGTAAACCCAGACGGCACGGTAAAACTCATTGACCCAGTATCTGTAGCGCCAATCGCCCATACCCCGACTGAATTTATTTTTACCAGCCCGGTGTTGTTATCAACACCGTTGGCATCCCACGTTCCGAATCCCCATCCCATTAGCTGAGTTTCCCCATTTTCACTCGCAACACGCCACTGGAATCGTAAACACTGATAGCCGTGTTTGTCATCGTCATGCGACCTGCGCTGTCCGAACCGTTATTCTCAAAATTCCCCCCTTTATCCATCCTCCAACCGGTCGAACCAGACACGTAGTTACTGGACTGGATATAACTACCAATCATTGCATTCGTTATCCACCCGTCACCGATGAATCCCTGACTGATAAAGACCTGTCCGTTTTGCACGGTGAACGGCGAATAAACGTCATTTCCGCTACCGCTGGCGATAACGAACTTATTCGCATTGATGGCTACACGGGTATCAACCGACGAACCACTGATAGTGACGCCGACCGACAGGCCCGCGTCATAGTTAACACCGCCGTATGTGATACCTGTTTTAAGTGTATAAATTGCAGAACCGCCAGACGCATCAGCATACGCCGTCATTTTTTCCTGTATTGCCGCTGACTGCTCAGCAAACTGCGCGGTGACGTCCGTTTCCAGTGTTGCGACTGAACTCTGCGCATCAGCCGCCACCTGCTGCGCCTGAATTATCCCTGCCTTGTTATCACCATACTGCGCCCACTGCTGGGTAACCGTGTCATAGTTCGCCATCACGTTTTGCAGGATGGCTTCAGGGCTGGTCTGCAATGGCTCAAGCAGGGCCTGTCCATCAGGCGAGTTCATGAAATCCTCAATGACTGTTCCCAGAATGTCGTTAGCTTCAGCATTGCTGTCGCCCTCAACAAAATTAGTCCAGTCACCTGAATTCCCTATGCGGTCAATCAGCCTGGCCCTGTACCAGCGGCGAACACCGGCAGGCATGAGGCCGTGCTGGTATGTCACACCGGGATATGGAACGTAGGCAAGAAACTGCGGATTCTGCCCGTCAGCCGTGGTCGCCACCTCGATTTCAGTGTAGGCGGTATCGCCTGAGCCATCAGGGAATGCCCAGCTAAGGTCGATATTCCACACCACGTTATCTGAGGCGAGGAAATTAACCGGCGTTCCCGGTTTTCCTACTTTACCCGTAAGCGTTGTGGACTCTGCATAGCCCCACGGAGACGAAACCTCAGCAGCGTTGACAGCTCGCACACGAACGTCATAAATTCCGGAGTAGATCCCCTGGATAGTGAACCCCTGAGCGCTGGTCTGACTGACGTTGATCCAGTCCCCGTTGTCCTTACGCCACTGAGCCTGATAGTTAATTGCCCCCTCTGATTTATCCCATGTCACCTGCATCGCGGCTACAGAAAGACCCTGATCTACAAAGCTGACTTCGCTGATTGTGATGTTTTTTGGTGCGGCCATTACGCTAATTGGCGTAACAGTAATCGGCGCTGAATCAATACGCACGCCATCATCAATGTAGGCGTATTTATTGGGGTCGTGCTGCACACCAGCAATGGTGAACGTGCCGTCGCCACCGGAGGTAACAGAGGTCACGCGGAAATACTGTATAGCCAGGTTATCACTGTCGATAGCCCACACAGCGCCAGCGACCGGCGTCTGACTGAACCCGGTGTTCACGTTAACCGTTTTTTTATCATCACTGACAGATGAAATTGTGCGCGTCTGTGCAGTGCCATCCGGCAGGTTCACAACCAGCCGATCACCGGCAGAGTAATCAATCTCACGATCCAGTGTGATACTCAGGTTATTCACTGCACTGATGCGCCCACCGTTCTGTTTCCCTGCCCTGAACGGATCGGCCACGCCGATGATTTCAGCTGGTAACGGGATATAACCATCCAGCCCGACGCCGAATGAGATAGTGCCGTCTTTGGCGTTTGAGAGGATAACCCAGCGCCCACGGCGATGCGCTTCGCTCTGAGATGTGCAGCCGATAGCTGTTAGCTGTGTTTCATTCACGCCGTAGCGATTTACCAGATCGGAGTCGTAGACACCCTCTACTGTGTCGGAATAGTGGTTTGCCGGGTCTGACCAGCTCACCTGGCATGACGAATATCGGTTTTTGTAACTTCCCCCGGCATACGTAAACATCCCGTCAATCACGTTCGATGCATGATAGACAAAATCCACCGCCACATTACCGTTGCTGTCTACCTGCGGCACGTCTGCGCGGACGTAAATCTGGTCGTTACCCCAGAATGTAATACCCCGGAAAATAGCGGCAATGTCCTTCAGTACGGTGTACGCGTCTTCCTGGCTCTGGATGTAGCAGTTACAGGTAAAGCGCGGTTCGGTTCCACCGGCACCATTGGAAACCATGTCATCGCAATATTGCGCAATGCTGTACAACTCCCACTTGTCAATCATGGAAGCGTCAACGCGGTTACCCATTCCGAAAATTTTATCAAGCACGAGGTCGTAAAATACCCATGCCGGATTATTTGTGTAGGCATACTGAAAGCTGCCATCCCACGTCCCGCTGTACGTGCGGGTATTCGGGTCATAGGTGGTTGGTACGCGAACCAGACGGCCTTTGGGTTTACAGGTGACTTTCGGAGCGCTGCCGTTAAACTGGCTGCCGTCCACTTCGATGTACAACAGCGCAGTATTGGGATAGCGTAACTTGCTGTCGATCACCTCAGCATAGGAAAAAACTTTAAATGCGTTGATCAACTTTGATGATGTTGAATCGGCGGTGACGCGACGAACCCTGACCGACCAGCCGGAAGTTGAGGACGGCAGATTTATACGGTGGTCTCGCTGATATTCTGACGTAGTTTTACCGTCAAATGTTGCGCTGACAACCGTTGTCCATGCGCCGCCGTCTGTGGACAGATCGATGGCGTATTCAGTCACCGCGCCGACCATGTCCCCGTTGTCTTTATACTGATACTGAAGCGGCAGGCTCAGTTTAATGCGCACGGCATCCAGAGAGAGATTAGTTAGCTGATGCGTCCATGGAGTGGACTGAGTGACGGTTACGCCGACAGACAGTTCATTGTCTATCTCAGGCATTCCCTGAATGTATGTCTGATCCTGAGTGCCGGTGCGGTAATCCCACACCACGCCAGTGAAATTGTATGTCCCGTCATCGTTAGCCAGTTGAGTATCATTAAGGAAGATCTGCTGTGCAGTCAGTTCACCTTTAATTTCCCCCTCACTAATCGCCAGCAGCATTTTTAGTTTTGCAATCGACAGCAGGTCATCCGCTTCTTCAACTGGCGTGTATGCAGTGCTGCTACCGCCCTTCCTGCCCTGAATTACTGCATCATTGAGAAGTCGCATATTTAGCCCATAAAAAAAACCGCCCGGAGGGCGGCTTAATGAATAATAGAATTGATTTACTGCTGATCGCTCGAAAACAGCCCGGCGCTGATTACTGCCCCGCCAATTTCACGCTGACCGTACAGCCCTGGCACGGGGTAGCCCATGGCTACGGTGTTGACCGGTGAACCAAACGCATAGTTAGCCTGGTTGTCTGTACTGGATGATGCCGACGTATCATATTTAGACTGTGGGGTTAGCATCTGGACGACACCACCCAGCATCATTGACAGACCGATGCCTGTTAATGCAGTCGTAGCCGCAGTTGCCGCCGCCGTACTTAATCCAAACGCAGTCAGGGATGCGCCAGCAGTGAAATAGGCTGCCACCAGCGCAACGGCACCAATAACTACCTGCAACAAACCGCCACGTTTAGCCCCCTGAATGACAGGCATCATCTGGTATTCAGTGGATGATCCGCACATATCAAATTCTTCCAGTCCGATGTTGTTTTCACCACTGAAAAAAGCAAACTGGATACCGTTCAGGTGTGCGTTTGATACGTATTTTTTGAAACCGGGGACCTGTGAGCACATAGCACGGAGCATTTCGCGCAAATCAGCAACATGAAAACGGTGTGTTTTACCGAATTTACGGGCCATTGCGCCCTTAAGCGTCAGAGTCTTAAGCATTCATCAACTCCTTTCTGCGCACCACTCGCACCGTGCGGTTACGCCAATATTCGCCATATGGCACGCGGGTAGAGAGGTTGCCGAAATTGTGATGCAGAATGATGTTGTTACCGAGGTAGATGGCGGCATGGTTAGTGACCGGTGCGCCTATCTGCATCATGATCATGTCGCCCTCGCGCATTTCGGTTAGAGGAACCTCGATAAACCCCTCAGCCTGCCAGTTTTCATCATAGCGGTTCTCTTTTCCGTCAACCCACCATTCGTAATCAACCGACCAGTTATTCAGCGTCAGTCCGTGCTCCTGCCGGTAGTAATCCATGATTAACGTCCAGCAGTCGGCATGCCCCAGTACCCAGCGGCGACCTACCAGGTCACGATCCTCTCTCGGGGAGAATGTGCAAAAATCCCCGTCCGGCCACGACATGATCCCCCATTCAACGCCGCTGTGGTCGCACTGTATCCGGTCCATTTCGGATGGAACCAGACGCGCCACGTCAGGGTGAGAATGAATGATCATCAGGATTTCGCCCTGTTTTTCAGCAGCGAGATAATCCTCTGGGGCCAGAGTAAAATGCTCAGTCGGTTTATCAGATGTGTTGCGGCAGGGAATGTAAATCTGGCTGCTATGGACCTGCACAATCACACCGCAGGATTCTTTAGGGTATTCAGCGGCGACATGTTCACGAATGGCCGCCAGCAATTTTTCACGCATATCATTTCCCCTGTAGGTTTGCCGCAGGGAATCCACCGAAAGGCAGCGGCTGACCATCACCAAATCTCTGTTGGCAGTCAGCCAGTCTCCCACCACAAACATCTTTAGACGGGTCATCGGTGGCGGTACCGTCTTTCGTGAAATAATTTGAGCCGTTGTAATCACAGCCGGTGCCGGTGCGATACCATCCGCGCATGCACCATGTGCAGACCGGGGTTATCTGCCGTGTGGGGAGTTGCAGACTCTGAATATCGAACGGTGAGCACAGTTCAAAATCGACCTGAACTCGCGTCTCTGCCGTTTTGGAATTGATGTAGAAAAGCTGTACGCGTTCCTCCAGCGGGTTAGCGTTGGCGTTCCCAGCCGTCCAGTTAGCAGCGTCCAAGTATTTTGCAAACGTGGTGTGAATTTTAACTTTTGCCTTCACTATGTCGTCGAATTGCAGACACAATGCGGTGATGTAGTTGCCTACGTTACCAACGGACAGTTTAGGCGTTGGTTGAGAGCCGGTGCTGCTCATTTCCAGACCGGACAGCTCATAAGGGTGTGGATCGTACTCGTTCCCCTGCCAGATAATTGACGGCAGATTTTCAGCAGCAAACGAAGACCAGCCCTCAGTTGGCAGATTGTAGGCATGAAAGCGGAGGATTGTATCCAGTCCAAATTCTGAGCCATCTATCTCGATTAGCTGAACCAGTTGGCCCGGTTCAAGTGACTGTACGTCTTGCGTAAAACTCATATTTCACCCATAAAAAAAGGCCGCATGAGCGACCTCGTTATGTGTTATTGCGACTACGGCGCAAATGCCTGTTCGAATGTGAACGCCAGCGACACCACGTCACGCGCCTGAAACGCTGGCGCTGTCGAGTCCGATTTAACTCGATAGAGTAACGTCTCGCCCCACGGATTTTTCCACCAGAACGAGGTCGCAATATGAGCGCGTAGAAATACTCTGACGGCTGCCACTTCATCTAAGCGACCTGCATATGTCAGATTCCATGACTCCGCTATCGGGTTTATTCCGTTTTCTGCTACCTGTTTATAGCCGTCACCATATTGTGAACTGTAAACACTGTCGTTTTCGGTGCCTGATGGCTGGGCCTGTGTTTTCCACGTGAAAGTATCTGTCATAATTCGCCCAAAATAAAACCCGCCGCAGCGGGTTGATTATCGACTGTAAAGCAGGCCACCAGGCGACATCTCTTTCCTTAGTCGGTCGCTGATAGTAGTCTGAATTATTCCCTGCAACTGGCTGGCGGTGTTGGCTGTGTTTGTCGCACTGACATCACCGCTACTGGACTGCTGCTCAATAGTCACCGGCGCATAGACACTCACGCCAGATGATGATGAATTACCGGACGCCAGACCATACATCGGCGCTGTGCCAACATAGCCGCCATCTGCATAGCCCTGCGCATTGCGCATGACTGTGTACAGCGTATCAATGCCAATTGCTTTTGTTGCCTCTTTGGTGAAAACGAACTCACCACCATGGACGACACCTTTTGGCTCGTATTTACCGCCGTCACCGGTGTAGCCTACTGCGCCGCCACTGGCAAATCCAGGTACATAGCCGCCACTGGAGAACCCAAAGAAACTGCCAATTGATGTGCCTGATGTTGCCGCCTTGATTGAGTTAAACAAAGCAAGTTGTGTCGTCATCTGGACAATGCCGGTCAGGAACGTTGTCAGAAAATCTTTGAACCCGGCCTTGCCGGTAGTGAAGAAATTCGTCAGCGTGGTAGCCAGACCTGTAAAGGAGTTTTCAGATACAGTCTTGATCTGCCCGTACATGTCAGTGGCGTTTTCCGCAAATTCAGCAAACCCAGCTTTAGCTCCTGACTGCCAGTCAAGCCGATCCTGCGTTTGCTGGTCATAAGAGTCTTTAGCGGCTTTTTTCATACGCTCCAACCCAGCTACAGCAGCATCATATTCAGAACCCGTCAGTTTGCTGGCTGCGTTATTCTGAAATCCAATGTCCAGTTGAGCTAGCTGAGCATTAAGCGATGCCTGTCGGCTGGAAACGCCTAGATTATTTTTTTCCAGAGAGGATTTCTCTGTCTGCTGAGTAACATATTTGTTCGCCGTTTCCAGGTAACTATTGAGTGTCTTCCTTTGCTCAATCTGACGCGAAAGACTGGCCTCCTGTTGCAGGCTGGAGCGGATAGCATCCTGATTTGCCAATATGGATTTCTGATCAGCAGTGAGTTGCCCCTTACTTTTCAAATCGGTGATTTGCTGGTTGAACGCCAGTAATCTGCGCTCACCATCAGTCATCGTTTCTGTCTGCTCAGTCTGCTGGCGCATCACCGCCAAACGTTGCTGAGATTCCTGTAGCAGCCGGGTTGCTGCGTCGTCGGTGTAGGATTTACTGCCTGACTTAGCAGTATTTCCCCCTTTTCCGAAATTGCGCACTTCTTCTTTGTCGCTGGATGTGATCGACGGCTTAATTTTATCCGTTGTCTTCAGATATTTATCAGCCTGCCTGTTTGCCTCATCCCATTCAGATTGCAGACCCTTAATGGTCTTTTGGTTGCTTGATTGTATCTCTTTGTTATAAGCCAGAAAATCGTTCAGCTTATCTGGTCGAGCCCATTCAGGAACAGACTCAATGGCAGCAACAACAGAACCTGAAACAACCTCATTTAGTTTATTGAAAGCGATGGCTACGCCGTAATAAATGGCGTTGAATTCTTTGAGGGTATTAGCAGACAGCTCAGCAACTGATCGCCCAATTGAATCCATTGCTTCCGATGCCCATGTTTTAACATCAAGCCAGAGCTTTCCGAATGGTGTTAATGCGTTATACGCTTGTTTACCGCGTTCTGACATTGTGTCGCCAAACAGGGCCATTGCCTCGGTTGTGGCCTCGGTGTAATTCTTCTGCTTCACTAGTTCATCAATATGTTTTAGTTGAGAAACAGTAATAAAATTATATTGCTCGTTCAGTGACTGGAGCGCCCTGACTGGATCTTTCTCAATGTTTTGATATGCCTTTACCATGTCGTCAGCAGAGACTAACCCGGTTGACACAACCAAAGACGTGTCTTTTGCTGCCTGCTGAAGCTGCTTACTGGTAAGCGATCCTGTCTGAATGAGTGATGTCATTAGCTCAGTAACGGATGAAATTGACGCACCTGTTTCTGATGATATCAATTTTGCAGAATTCATTACCTCTACAGCAGAAGTATTTGAATAATTGCCCGTTTTAATCAGAGCTAGATTGATTTCACTGAATGTACTGTAAAAGTCGTAACCAGCCTTTGCGACAACTCCAAAGGCCGCAGCCAATCCACCCATAGCCAGCCTTGCAGGTGTAATCACTGAGCTAAGAGCTTTAAGGGCATTACCAATGCCGCCAAATGAGTCCTTGATCTGCCCGCCCTGCTGGATGGCGACCATATAAATCGGCATGCCTGACGCCAGCGAGGTAACAACGTCCGTGATCTGCATCGGCAACTGACGCATTGCATTTCGATACTGACCGGCGCTCATGGCACCGTTTTTCCATGCATTTTCCTGTTCGCGCAGTTTTGCAATGAACGGCGCGGCCTGAGTTGATAGCCCCATCTGCGCCGCTTTCATCTCAAGGATTTCTGATCGGGTTTTACCGATAGCGTTAGCCTGGTCCTGCAATGAATCGATGAAAGACTGACCAGCCTGAGCAGCTCGTTTAGTGGCTGACTCTTGTTCCATCAGCGCCCGCCCCTCAGCCGTCATGGACATCTGAGTGCGTTGTAACTGAGCGCGAGTCTGGTCCAGAATGGCGCTGTAATCGCGGAACTGGTCAGTAGGCAACAGGCCGTTTTTGTTCGCGGCAGACAATTGATCAGTGATTTTGTCGAGCTGCTCAAATGCCTTGTTCGTAGGATTTATGCGGTTAAGCAGGTTCTGCAATTCCTGCTGTTGCTCTTTCAGGCTTTGAGCGTTTTGTTTACCGCCCTGAGCCCCAGCACGGAATGCGGAATTCAGGTCATCCGCGCTTTTCCCGGCCTTCTGTGCTTTGTCTGCAAATTTATCCAGCTCAGCACTGGCGTTCTGAATGTCGCCAACATTGGCTTTCAGAACGATGTTTGAAATTTCTGGCATACGTCACCCGCTACCTGCTCTTGTGAATAGTGCGGAGGGCTGACGCCTCCATAACCCTGATGTCGTTTAACGCGCTTGCCTCGTCTTCTATGCCGTGAACCTTCATTAGCCAGGGCAGGACGTTATAATCCAGACCGGTAACACCCCCCATACTGGTACGCCATTGTGTGCTCATCGACTGAAACAACTGAAATGACGGCCATACATCCGGCCACACCTCCAGATCAATATCATCAATGTCATCGGGGGTCATGAAGAAAGCCGCCAGCTCTTCAGCGGACGGTTCAGGCGTAAAATATGCCTCGGCAAGCGCTGTTAGTTTTTTTCGCGGATTGAATACAGCTCTTTAGTGAATGCCGTGGCGATAGAGTCAAATGCGCGTGGGTAGTTCTCCAGCAGCACCAGCAGGTTTTCCCTGTTAAATTCTGCGTCAATGTTCCAGCTATCAATCACCTGCTCAAGGTAAGCTGCGGATGCATCATTGCTGTATTCTCCAGCTTCTGCCGCCGCTTCAGCCTGAGATTTAAGTTCTTTTTCTAGTTCCGCCATCTGAGTTCGGGTTTTATGACGAACGGTCAGCGAAACCTTGCCATCATCCTGACCCGGTCGTGGGATAGTGACGTCGATTTTAAACGTTGGGTTGGGGTTCAGCGTGAATTTAGTAGCCATGTGTTATCTCAGTAAAGCCCCTTTCGGGGCGTGAAAAGGGAATTAACTGCCTGGAGTTACATCAGAATCTTTATAGAACGTCGTCCCTTTAGACTGCACAGCGAATGATGCGGTTACCGTCTCGATTTGGTTAACTACCGGATTCGGCTCTCCGCTGAATGACGGCACAACCGACCAATAGCGCGTCTCTTTCGCTTTCGGCACATACATGTACATCGCCAGGGTGTCAGCTGCTGCGTCTGCGTCTTTCAGCACATCGTAAAATGGCTGATCGGAGTCATGCGCAATTGTGTACGTCTGGGTTCGCGCTGATTTGAATGTCGGCAGGCTTCGCTGCGTATCATCTTCAAGGAATTGAAATTGATAGTAATTCTGTTCGCCACCAGAAGAGGCTACTTCTGATATTTGCGGGATTTGCACCCATGAATCCGGGTCGATAACCTGCACAGAACCGGAACCGGTACCGGCAAACAGTTTCGTGTTTGAAGTGTTGATGCTGCCGAGGGTCGCTGTATTGCCAGATACTGAGATAACTTTTGCCACCAAATTATCCAGCGCTGACCAAGAGGATTTAACGAGAAGAATATCGCCTTCGCTGACAGTACCACCGTCCAGCGTAAGCACTGCGTTTGCTGCGTTTGATACGGAACTGACCGTGATTGCATCACCAAGCCCATTGGCTACAAATACGGTTGCCCCGTTAGGCAAATGGAAAGACATTTTGTATTACCTCATACAAAAAAGGCCGCCAACAGGCAGCCTGGTTAAAAGATTTGGAGTGTTACGACACGTCTGCTCGATATGTCATGGAAACGGGAATTGTGTAGCAGGTGTCGTTCTGTATGCCGGGGTAAATCGTTGGTTCACCGTTGATGTAGAGTGACATCCCATCTGCGGGGATAACCTGACCATCGGGGAACAGATCGCATATTTGTTGTGCGACTGACAGCCCGGATGTTTTACCGTTCTGTGCAGGAACAATGACGCTCACTTGGTACACACCGGGATAAACTTTGCATTTACGGGCCATGTCGATGCTGTATGGCATTGATGGTAGAACGTGAGACTGGAGATAAATTTCATCATTTGGCGGATCAAAACCGATGTTATCGTATGAAATCTGAATGCCAGATGTAGCCATGCTCTCACCGAGATATGCCTCGATAGCCTCTGTAATTACTGGTGTCATCTGTTAAGCTCCATGACCGCTTTGTCGAGATAGGATTGAAATTCCGGCACAACGACGCGGAGCATTCCAGCGGGCGCTTGCTTTGACCACCCTTCCATTTCTAGCTTGTAGGCATACGGAAGAATATTCGCTAGGAAAATAAACCGAACATCGTCAGTTATGCTGTTGACCTGCGATGCCAGCCGCGCCTTTACTTCTGGCCCCTGCGGAAACGGGCCTATATCCGGACTAACCTCATCTGGCACAGCGTCCTGACCTATTTCCCAATTTGAGCGGAACCGACCAGTGTCAACCGGAGACATGTCAATAACACGATTTGACATGTCAATCATCGCCTTTTTGGTCACGGCCAGCATGTCAGCCTTTGCAGCATCACAGAACGCCCTGGCATCAAGCGAGAACTGCGCATTATCAGCCATATCACCGCCTTAGCTGCGCCTTGTAGCACAGCGTTAAATCCGCCGGTTTAACCGGATTGGGTTGCACTACGCGGTATTGAGCGATATCAACAGTGACCAAATCCCCGATTTTGATTTCCGGCTCAGCCTGAAAAACGATGCGGATATCGCCGGTTTTAATCAGAGTTCCGTCAATTTCGCGTGGTTGATAGTCAGTTTTAACACCGGTGGCGGTGAATATCTGGTCAGGTTCAGTCACCTCTTTGCCGTTAACTACGGTCGTCGTGCCTTTACGCGTGACGCTGTATTCAATGCCGTACTTTGGCAACAGGCGGTCAGCCAGCGATTTCATGCGGGGATAGAACTTAGCCATATCAGCGCCTTTCTATACAGGCATTGATGTAGTCATTTTTCAGTGACTCCATAGCGCCAACCATGACATATGGCCTGCCGCCGTTATGCCAGCAGTCCAGAACTTCGCCATCATTACTGACCAAAACAACTGCCATCGCATGATAGTTCCCATTTCGAGCGTGTTCGAGCGCTTCTTCCAGCAGCCGGATAACTTCTACCTGGTGGTATTCATCCGCTTCGCTACGCTTAAACTGGATTACTTTCAGATCGGACATATCATCCCCGCCTTACATCAAAATTGAACACACTGGCGCTTTTGGTCATCCCGCGTAGCATCGTATAGAGCCATGGGAAAGAAACCGTCCCGTCATTGGTTGATCCGTCATACTGCACTGTTACCGCGCCCTCAATGCGCTCTAACGTCACTGAGCCTCCGCTCTGTGTAGGATTTAGGTCTGTTTCCTGCGCCTCAACTGCCAACCGGCACTGAGTCTGCTTTACGCGGGTCGGGATGCTGGTTTTATCGATCTGGACACCATCAATAAAAACCCCCGTTCTCGGCCATGACAGCGGTTGATCTGGTGATGTTCGGACGCCCTTCCAGTTGATGGAATCCAGATAATCCATAGCCTGAATCAGCAACTGCTCACACGTGCTTTCATCAGACGGGATTTCGTACCCTCGCGCCGTAGCGAATTCAGTTAAATCGCTGACACTGGCATAGCTGTTAAAATCAGGTGATGTTGGGTCTGTGTTAATCATTTTGTCCTCAGCTTGCCAGTTGCCATGCCCGGCGTATCTCTGTTCGTTTAACGCCGTCAGGGTGCCGTTCGACACTCTCGCCATCCGCATGATCAACGAGTGAATATGATGGGTAAATTACGTCCCGCCCCCATGCCCGGCCAACGGCATAGTCAGCCGCCAGTCGTGATGGCCAGCTATTCAAAATGCGTTTTGTGTGTTGCTGAGGGATGCTGTAGCAAACGCCGTGTATCAGCGTTCTGAGCGTGATGAAATCGGGATTGACGGCCAGTTTGTTCTTTATTTCCTTCTGCCACTGCGGCGGCCTGCCAGTGCCGAGATAAAAAGAAATGAGATCATCAGGGAATCTATCCAGCCATTCTGCTACTTTTCCCCTGAAACCCTCTACCGGTAGCGCATCATCCTCGCAGATAACAACACGGCAATCCTGCTGACTGGCCCACTCGATGGCTCGGTGGTGATTCCAGTTGGCGCCGTTGTTGCCCTCATCTATCAGCAGATGAGCATCAAGCGATTCAGCCAGGCGAATTGCCATATCGCGGCGTGAGTGGTGGCCGACGACACAGAATTTCATGATGTTTTTCGATCAGAAAGATTGTTTGTATGCATCCGATTCCTCATTGCAATAGCAACCTCATTTGCCTCTTTCACATCATGAAATCTACCGCCCGGGTATTTCTTTCCATTGTGTTGGACTTGTACGCGCCACATTCCATTCTCCTCGTCCCAATAAACTCCCTGATACCCACTTTTATTTCTCCTATCAAGAACTGTCTTGTGTTCATTATTTTCCTTTCGTGATACAGCCTGTAAGTGACTTGGATTACAGCAATTTCTTACCCCGCATATATGATCAATCACTAAACCATCAGGTATTGGACCAACCCATAATTCATATGCGATACGGTGCGCCCGAATTGTATCATTGCCAATTTTCAACACTCCGTAACCTTGGGCATTTGGAGCGCCTTTCCAGATCCAGCAATTTTCTGTTTTATCGACCATATAAAGAATCTTTTCTTCGGTGCTTTCACCGACCGGAACAATTCTGGCGACCTTCATTGGATCACCATATTTTCGCCATCTTGCCCAGTGGGTAGTGCAGAGTTCACGGGCACGGACCGGCCTGCCGCAATTTTCAATTGAGCATAATTTCATGGAGATCACCCGATGATTATTGGATGTTGTATCTTCGCTTCCAGTCGATATATCGCTGGTCAGAAATAAATTTTTGTTGCTTGTATTTCTGATTAAATAGATGAACTTGTGCCCATGTATGTGTTTCAGGCATTGATTCACCTCCGGTTTTTGAAACTAGGTGCCGTACATTCGATTGCGACACAACCATGGGGGTTACACCAGCCGCTTTCACCTGTTCAATAACTGAGTCGTCGGCGCAGTAGTAGAAAAAATCCTCATCCAGGCCGCCGATTTTTTCCCACAGTTGGCGCGATAGCATGAAACACCAGCCGCTAAAATGTTTACCGTTGACAGTTCCGGTTTCATTTTTCGTAATGATCTGCTGTCTGCTGTCGCCTGGGCTAACGGGAGACATAACGGGGTGCTTTACATGCAACAGCGCATCGAGCCATCCGGGCATAAATTCCAGATCGTTATTCGCGACCATCACCCATGGCGCGGATCCGGTCCTGATCCCACGGTTAGCGAATGAGTTGTAAGCGAACTCTCTGTTTTCATACAGCGTCACGGCACCGGTATAGCGGACGCCTGCTGCCTGCTCAATAACGATGATATTGACGTTATGCGCTCCGGCCCCATCGCGGCACGTATCGATAGCGTGCTGCGTCATTGCCTGTCGTTCATCTGTGTCGCCCTTTGACAGCATGACAACATCAACAACGGGAGGTTTTGAACGTTTAACTATCTGCGTTTGATAACGCTGTGATAGCTGCGTTTCTGTCGTAGTGCGGTTGTAGTCATAGTGATACAAAACCCGCTCTATAGCGTGCTCAGTGCGTAACAGTGGGCGCAAATCTTTGGCGTACTCCCGATCCTCTCCGCACAGTTTCGATGGAAACGGCGTGCGTAGGACTAGAGAACGTTTCACCGCGCAAATATGGTTTGGTATGCGGTGATACTCGTTGCCGGTGTTTGCATCATTGGCATATTTCAGCGAGTAGCGGCACAGCAGCGGCGCATTGCCGTCGAGCGACACTTTCGCATGAAAAGTAATGACATCAGCGCCGGATGCCGTGGCAGCCAGAAGTGACGTAATGTAATCAGGCTCTATGCGGTCATCGTCGTCAACGAATACGACATATTCACCCTTTGCCAGGCGGACCATTTCATTTCTTTTATCGCCCAACTGAATAGTTTTTGTGTCCATCACGAACAGGATTTCGACCCTGTCCTGATCTGCTTTACCCAGCGCGTTATATTGCCCGAATATCTGAGACTGTATTTTCTGTGCGAAATTATCCCATCGGGTGTGAACAGAGGGGATCAGTATTGACAGTGCAATACCGGGTTTATTCCCGGCAACCACACTGCAGCGAAACGGAACGTATTCAGAGCTGTTGCGCTTAGCTTCGGCGAGCTGTGGTTTTGCCGCCTGGCGAACGTGCTCGGGAACAGACGACTGTACCGATGCTTTCTCATCGCTGGCATAAAACAATCCGGATGAATTTTCAACATCCTGATAGCGACAGGTTGTCAGGCCTGCGTTAAAAATGCGGTCAGACCACGACTCATGCTCAAAACCCCACATCCCGAATTCGGTATCCATCCCGCCAACGCGATCAATAGCTTTGGGTGACACATACAGCATGCAACCCTTTGGTCTTACATGTGCGCGGATCCCGTTTTCACGAAAATAGACATCATCGCCCCAGATATACATCAGATGAGGTTCGGGTGATGAGGTGTACGGCAGCCACCAGTTTTCACTAATGGGCCACGTGTCATCGTCAAACAAAAACAGATGATCGCAACCCGCATCGAACAGCGCTTCAATGCAGCGGTTTTTAGCCGCCGCAATGCCGGTAGCAGTGTTATTGCGGATCAACGTTACACCGTCAGGCACGGTTACAGGTTTAGCTGAACCATCATCAATGACAACCACCAGCGCACCGGCTGGCAGATATTTAAGCTGATGTTCAAGGGCGCGGGATAAAACTTCATGTCGATTGTGGGTGGATATAGCGATACCAATATTTGAGCGTTGCTGGCTTGCCGGGGCGTATGTAACGCCATCAATTACCACGTTCATTTTGGAATTCCACGTATGCCGCGAATACAGTAACGATTTCATCTACCAATTCGCTTTCATACTCCTTCGCCTCGCCTGTTAAATATGGAGAGACGACCTCGCATATCTTGCGCCTGATATCTTCTTCCGCCATTTTTTATCCTGAAAGGGGCCGAAGCCCCTCGGATTAAGAACCAGAACCAGCCGATAGTACAGCAGCAAACGGCACCTGTTTACGTTCAAACACGCGCTCCCAGTTGCTGGCAGTTGCCATCTGAGCGGCGGTTGGGGTCAGATTTGGATCATCTTCACCAATCCAGCTAAAACCGGCTGGCTGAATGATGTAGGTTTTACGTTCCCACAGAATTTCAGCACCACCACCATTACCGCCATCTGGTTTACGCTGAAGCTCGACAGGAGTATGTGGTGTGCCAACACCATAGCCGAATGCGCCAGAACCGAAGAACAGAGACATAAAACTGCCGTCTACATATTTCAGACTATCGTCCATGAAAATTGGCTTGCCGAGGTATGTCGGGATAGTGATGCGCCCGGTAGAGTCTTTCAGATATTCAATCAGGTCATTCTTAACCATGCGGTTCATGATTGTAGAGTGAACACCGATTGCAGAGAACTGTTCGGCTGCATCGCCAGCGGTAAATGCAGCGTCCTGGAATGACTCAGCCAGAGAACCACTCTCCGTGATAACCATGTCGCCATCATCGTTAGCAATATTCTCTGCAATAATGCCGCGTGATGCTCCCAGCACATAACGCTGCCAGCGGCGGGTCCAGTATGTACCGAACCGGTTACGAATATGGGTCATCGGATCACTGTTTGACAGCTCAGATGTCAGATCTGATACACCATAAGCCTTGTTCAGGTACAGTGTACGAGCACGCATATTACCCTGGGTGGCTTTCCCGACCAGACCAATCTGATCTGGGTCATCGGTAGTAATGTTTGGATCTTCATCAGCATCCAGATCCTGCCAGTAACTGATAGTCGATGTACCCTGTCCGTTTTTAGCAATATCGTCCAGTGCTGGTACGGGGGTGATGATGCCAGAGTCATAAACTGCGGTTTTCTCCGGGCTGTTTACCGGAACGATTGTCTGATAGTAGTCAGCGACGAAAATGTCACTCAGACGTGTTGATACAGTAGCCATGCGGCGTTACCTCTTTATTGGTTCTGAGTTGCCTGTAGCGCCTTAAATGCTTCAGGGTCCTCTTTAAACAGTTGAACTCGTTCAACCTCGGTGTAGTCATTCCATTTTTTGCCGCCGCCGCTGGCGTACGTCAGGCCGCCTGCACCACGGGTGCCGGATGCCTTGCTACCGATAACAATTGGTGCAAAAAGCTTGTTATTTCGGAATTCTTTCTCTAACTCGTCGAGTGTGGCCGCTGATGGATTTCCGTCAGCGTCAACGACTCGGGTTTTGCCGTCTTCAACGACCAGGCGAGATTTGATGTGTGGTGTGATGATTGCTGCGCTGTCGCCAGCAAGCTTTGTAGCGAGCGACTGGGCGACGTTATCAACCAGCAGCGTATGCAACTTGCTGTCACGCTCTTCGATCTGAGCAAGTAGCTCTTTCTCGCGAGAAGACATCTTCGCTTCCCAACTTTTTTCCAGAGTTTCCAGATCGCCTTTCTTCCGCGCCTGTTCATCTGCCAGTTTCTGCGCCTCAGCTTCTTTCTCTTTGGCCAGCTTGTCGGCTTTCTCGCGCTCTTCACGCCACTTGGCCTTTTCTTTCAGGAGCTCTTCATTTTTGCGTTGCAAGCCGTCCACATCAGGAGCGCCGTCAACTGCCAGTTGATAACCCTCGCCTTTTTCGCCATACAGCGCTTTTGCGGAGTCGTCGAGCGCGTCAAATTCTTCTTTAGTCAGTGCAAACTTCAGTGCCATCGTTAACCTCTGGTCGGATGTTGGAATCTCGAATTCCGGGCATAAAAAAGCCCCGGCGATTTGCCAGGGCTGTTAGTAATTTGAGAGGCTTACAAACCCGCCTCGCTAAATGCTTTCTCGTCCAGCTCTTTTAACTGGTCGATGCTCAGGTATTTCCCTTTATCAGTGAAAAACTTCTCAGGAGACAAACCGCCATTACGCATCAGACTGGCTCTTGTCGGTCCGAGGATTTCGTTTTGCCTCGATACGGGCTGACTTTTTAGCCAGTCCAGATAGGTTGTGTCTGCTGGCACCTGACCATCCATGCTGGCCCGTGTACCCGGTGACATTTCGTCAATGTCGATACCCATATCACGCCATGATTTAGTGATCAGGGTTTCGGTGCTTCGGCAACAGAAGTGAATTCGCCCTGGCCCCTCGCCATACGGCACTTTGTGCCCTATTGGCTTATTATCCATCGTGTACTGCAATCCATCGCGGATGATGCAGATAGACGTTGTTCTGGCGTCCAGTGTGCTGAGCCACTTTTTACCCTTGATGTAGTCGCTATTTTTATCAGCGAACTCGTCACGGGCAACGGCAGCAGTATGCGCAACAGCAGTCCTGACAATGGAAGATGCGTTGCGCCTGCTAACCTCAAGAGCGCCATCTTTGTACTGATTGGCGCGAGTGCCCCGCACTTTCCGTACTATCTGTTCGTTTGTGTCGCCAACCAGGTAGCCGGTGCGCACTGCGTTAGTGATCCGGGTCAGACGGTCAGTTTCCAGATTATCAGCCCATTCGCTCAGTAACCTGCCCTGAAATGGTTTAGCCGTGGCCGCCGCGTAGACCTGCTGTTCAGTGATGGATTGCAACGGGAATTTTCGCTTAACCACGCCCGGCATCAGGGAATCGAACAGACTCAACTGATAACCGGATTCGTAGCCAGCAAATGACAGCAGTTCGTCAGCCAGTGACGACGAATAGCTGCCTATCGCGGTTTTGTTGAGTTGTTTAACACTGCCGAGTAGTGATTCCAGTCTGCTGACAGAAAACGACCCGGACGGCATATCATCCAGCGCCACCAGCAGACGTGCGCTGAGTTCTGCATCTGCATCATTCAGCACTTTTAACATCTTCTGTGCGACGCCTAACTCATACCGCGTCAGGTACAGTCTGTGTGCTATCGACTCGCTCTGTAGTCGTTCGTTGATTGTTGGCATTGGTCAGCCCTGTGAATGTCGGTTCGGCGTCTTTCAGTTCCTGCTCAATGTCCTCTGCCTGCTCATCCTGCGGCACCAGGCCTACTTTCTGCTGATAACGGATGAAATCAACCAGGCGCATGTAGCCAGCCTGCACAGACGACATCAGCGCTGTAATGGCTGGTGAGTCGAGAGTCGCAATCTCATATTGTTTATTGAGCGTGAACGAATATTCGCCATTTCCTGCAAACATTACTGCAAACGACAGGGCGCGGTTAATTGCCTGCTCTACGTTACCGGCACACAGAGAGAGAATAGAGTTATCAGTCTGAGCCTCATCGCCTGCCTGCGTTGCCGTGCGTGCTGCCGTGTTGCGCTCGACCAGTTTTGCGCCCAGCATCGCCATTTGACTCTCCCGGCGCTCAGCGACTGCAACCATCATATTCCGCTCTTCAGGCTGAGCGAATTTGAAATCCCCGCCGGAAGGCAGCATGACGCCCTTTCTGGAACCGACAGTGAACCCGTCAGATAAGTATTTTTCCGCCCATTCGTCCGTAAGTCCGGTAAGGCCGACCATCGGCTGGCCGACAGTATGTGCCGCCTCAGCAATATCAGCCTCGATCTGATAATGTTTGATGTTCACATACGCAATATCAGCGAGCGGCGGAGAATCTGGTGTGTGGTCATTGTTAGACGAACCGACCCACGACCATGGCAATTCAGTCAGTGGAATGTTGTTGGCGTCAGTGAACGGCGTCAGACTATTTCCTGTTATGACTTTGTCGTCCTGCTCCCATTTCCGCCAGTGAGCTATGTTGTTGACCAGGCGTAACTCAATGTAATGAGTAATCATCGTCAGATCGAAACTGTCAGGGTCGTCAACTGGCTCTTCGTACCGGACGACAACCAGCGACGTTTTACCGTTGGTAACACGCCAGTTGATAATCTGTTTCGCGGTGAATAGCTGGAGAACCGGACGGCCCTTAGTTGCCTGAGACTGCACGCCGAATCCTGTGTAATCAGTCAGGATACCAGCGCGACCACGTTGCAGAACCTGAGACAGCGCATCACGTGCAAACTGTGATAATGGCTGACCTTCGCCGTCAACGTTGTCCTTCAGGTCTTCTATCGCGCCAGATAATTCGATAACCGGCTGTTTCATGAACGCAATACCGATCAGCCCGGACAGTGTTCTGCCAGTAGCGTTGATGAATGGCGTCCGTGCGATGTAACTGGAATAACGATCTCCTGTCGGGTCATCGCTTGTCGGGTTGCTGGCTGGGTGGGGAAGGTATTTTTTCCCGCCTTTTTTTATCTTGCGCTCACCATCGACACAATCGCCGATCATTTCCCATTCGGGATGAAACTCAGCCCACCCTGGGTGGCGGTAATCAATGTTTAAATCGGGCATGTTTTTTACCAGTTGAAGTTGATCGGTTTGGGTGGTCTACGTTTATTTTTCTTCACTACAGCGAAATAGCGGAAACCATCAGCGCCGTGGGATGTGAAATCGTGCAATGGCTTGTCTTTCCAACAACCACGTTTGTCATCCCACTCTTTGCGGTAGGATTCGAGGTGCGAAATCCCCTCTTCGCATTTAGTTTCGTCGAATGCACAATTGGGGAGAATTTCGCGCACAGCCTCGATGCCCTCATCAATGGACATTTTCGGCACCACCTGAAATGACAGGGTGTATTTTTTACCGTCAATTTCGTACCCTTCCCGCGCCAGTTCGCGCCGCGATTTAGCGTCAGAGCCGAACTCACGGTTATCTATATCGTGCGGACCCCAGTGTTCACCGTACTCATATCCACGAGTTTTCAGTACTTTCATGTAATGCCGCAGACCCTCGCCGCTGTTCTCGTAGTAGTCGATGACGTGGAACTCTTCTCCAACCTCACGAATAAACCAGATGGCCGTAGAATCTCCTACGCCGATATCCCAGAACGTATGAACAGGAAGGTGTGAATTATCAGGTAATGTGCCAATGCGTTTGTTTTCGTAGAGCCAGCGGAACTGTTTAGCGTAGTAAGCCCCTTCCACAGACTGCTGAAATGCCTCAGACGGTATTGACGGGTATTCCCGCTTCATATCATCGCCGAGGGTTTTCTCTTTGGCGTAATACCAGGCTTTCTGGCGTTCGCTCAGAACAACGCCATGTCTTGCTTCCAGTTCGCCAAAATATTCGACTAGGCGCTGTGGTAGAGGCTCTACCTGGTCAATTGCATATTGAGGATTTTTCCACCAGGCGAAAAAGAAAAATTTCCAGTCGAGCGGCGATAATGCTTTGCCTTGCAACTGAGTTTTTTCGGCAACTTGGCAATAATCGAAGAAGTAACCGGCCCGACCCTCGGCGGTGCTTTCTATCGTCGCGAAACAATCGGTAGCAACAGCCTCGAATGCACCAGTGACGATTTCACGCGCCTTTTCCGGGAACTTGGCGCATATCTTCCCGAATTCCGATACATGCAAATAACGCAACGTGCCGCCACGAAATGAAGTGCTGATGTAAAGCGAACCGCCTTTCCTGAATACCAGTTCGCCTGCGGCGTCATTACTGGCAGGGTTGGCCGCTTTTATTTCGTCCGGCAGGCGGTCATAGGCATACTTTATCTTCTCTCTGAATAGCCGCTTTGCATCGTTAAGCGTGTGAGCTATTAGCGCACAACGCGCAGTCTCAAACAGTGCAGCATCCAGTTGAATGATGCAGACCTCTGTAGTGAAACCGAGTTGCCTTGCTTTCAGAATGATATTTCGAGTGTGCATCCCCTCGAAGTATTCAAGCTGTTCCGGCGTCATCTTAAATCTGATCGGCTTGCCGTCTTTCGCCGTAATCCAATAGAGATGATTTAATCGCCAGAGCTTGTCACGCAGCAACGCGAGATATTCTGGCTTCATAATCATTCCTGCGACAGGTCATCCATTAACTCTGATATTGTTTTGGAAACATTACCAGAATGCTCAATTTCATTCTTATCACGCCATTTACCCTTTTGCCGGTTCTTCAGCCAGAAAATTGCGGCAACAGTGTCAGGAGCAATGTGCTTTTTAGTTTTCCTGATTGTTTTCTTCTCATCGGTGCCACGAATTTCTATTTCATCAAATTCATACCCAGTAGCACGTTTATATAGTGAGCTTGCGACTTCTGCATCTGCTACACCTTTCCCACTTTTTAGGGACTGTAGAAATTCTGGAAATTGTTTCTTCCACGTGTTTATTGTTTTCTGTGATACACCGAAAAATTCGGCCAGATCATCATCGGTTGCACCCAGCAAGCACAATTTTCTTCCTTGTTCTGCATACTCGGGTTTGTAACTAGTTGGTCTGGCCATAAAAACACCTTGAGATTTATTCCCCCCTGTCTTACTTTTTAGAAATATACAGGAGGAAAGATGAAAAATTTATTTATCCCATTGAAAAAAGAATGGTTTTTGTTGTTGGAGAGCCGTATTAAAAACACCGAATACCGCGCTTATGGTCCTCGCTGGAATGAGTTAACATGCACACCAGGGAGAATGGCGACACTCAGCCTAGGGTACAACGGGAGGCGGATAGAACGCCAAATTTTAGCTTTACGAATAATCACTTTTTCCGAGGCCCCGCCTGAGGCAAGGGAAATATATCCAACGGCGAAATTTATAGCCGCAATAGATTTTAATTAGCTATGTATTTGTAAGAATAAGTTTTTACGTGGTGACGGAATGCCCCTTTTTTTCTACCAATATTGCCAGTAGCTTCCGTCTTCCCAAGTCTGTCTATTTTTATAAGTTTCCATTTGTCCGGGTGCCGGTCCAGTCCCTTCTTGACTGGTACGCTGGAGAACTTACCCCTTACGTCATAGCCTATGTTGTGCATTATTTTTGCTGTTTCATTTATCAGCAAAATACCCAACCCAAGGCCGACATAATCAGGGTGAATGACAGTACGGTTAAAATGCATCTGCATAACGCTCCCCTTTTTGCAAGGTACATAATTGGCGAATGCCTGAAACCCTATTTGTTCACCATTGTGGTACATGCCGAAATATTTCACATGACCTACTGGGGTTGTGCCGCTCAGATAGTGATATTTACTAAAATATTTCCATGTTGACCTGTCGCATTCCCTGATTTCAAAATCGAGTTTTTCACTTCTCCGGAAAGACTGCCAAAGCCCCCTCCGATCAGTATAAGCTTGCTTGTTGCAATCAATTATCCAATCAGGATTTAGCCATTCGATGATGTCGTAATGGCAAGCAACAGCAACAACCCGTTTAGCGCCTTTCCTAGCGAATTTTTGCAGGCAAACAGACATTGCCTTTGCCACTGTCCTGTCTACAACAGATGTCCACTCATCTACAATGAATGTTTCTCTTGACGCCATTTGCAGAGCAGCCACCGCTCGCGCTTTTTGTCCATTAGAAAGAGTGTACATGGGGCGTATCCAACAAGGTACGCTTGTTAATCCAATGCCCGATAACAAAGACGCGCATTCATCGTAAGAAAATTCCTCAGGAAACTGTTCGATGACGGGTTTAGTGTCGTCATATTCGAAATCAAAGCAGTCGTCTCCGAAAATTTCTTTTGCCAATGTGGTTTTACCACTACCGGACGCACCGACTATCAGACCGATATTGTAAGGCGTTTCAATATCTGCACTTATTTCAAATTCGTGTTTTGATTTTTTATTAACATCAATATCAAGGCTATTAGCAGCTTTTTTGCAGCGGAAAGAATCAGATACTGGCGAATGTAAGCTCACTCTAAAATTTTGCACGGGAACCCCTTTGCGTTGTATTCTTCATACGCGGACTGCAATTGTCTTTCATTATAAAATTCAACCATTAAAATAAATTTTGTTTCATCGGTAATATCTTTTGTTTCTTCGCTTCCTTTATCGTTATCATGTTCACCAAACAGCGATGAAATTTCATCTTCACTGAACCCGGTGAGGTCTAAATTTAACCCATCATCTTGTAATGCCTGGATTTCAGAACGTAGGATTTCATCATCCCACCCGGCATTTAATGCCAGTTTATTGTCTGCAATTATATAGGCTCTTTTTTGCTCTTTTGACAGATGAGATGCGTCCACGCATGGCAATTCTGGTAATCCAAGTTTTTTGGCAGCTAAAATCCGCCCGTGACCAGCGATTACACCGCCATCAGAATCGACGATGATCGGATTGAGAAAACCAAATTCCCTGATGCTGGCGGAAATCTGATATATTTGTTCCTCACTATGTGTGCGTGAATTCATTACATAGGGAATTAACTCATCTATGTTCCTCATTTCCATTCCGGATATGACGTATCCATTTTTTCCCATAATTAATCCCGTTTAATGTGCGGCAGGAATGCGGTAAACATCCTGTCGAGCAGATAACAATACGTTTCGTTGCCCGCGTCGGTGTCGATTGTCACCCCAACATCGCGGCAGCAGTAAAACATTGCGTGAGCGCATTCATGCACAAGTGTAGCCAGACTGTTATCAGAAACGCCGATTAGATAAAGATTTTCTCCACTTTTGTCGTCGGAAAAATGCCTGAATCTACCGTTGCTGAATGACAAATCGGCTGTATCTACACCGATGCTGCTTTCTGCCTGCAACCACTCGTTTTTAGAACGACACAGATAAACATTCGCACAGTGAAATAGCTGAACGAAAAAACGCGGTAGTTTCGGCCATTTAGTTTTTCCACTTAGAATTATCCACTGGATTAATTTCTAATTAACGGTTAAACGTCGTGAATTTTGACAACATAAAATTCGCTTTCATCTACCATCGCAGCGACGGGCGACTATGAGTGAACACCCCGTTGTTACTGGGGGACACGGTATTGGCGTTTTTGATTCGCTCTGTGCGCTGGCGTGCAGGAGTTGACACGGTCATAGCTAACACAAAGGACAGCGACGGCCAGCGCTTAGTTAATTCGTTTTGAAATAGAAACATCAGTACCGGTGCGGCTGGTTGAATACGCCCATATCACGAACGGTGGTGTTATTGTCGATTTAGTCTCAGCGTGACCAATCGACAGATCCGTAGGCTGAGTGTCAGAGTCAATCAGGCAATACGTTCCGCCGTGGGATGAGATATATGCCGTTTCCTCACCAGTCGTTATCTGCACTGGCGTTTGTGTCAGTGTTATTCGTTCAGTGCTCATCGAAAATCAATCCTCTTTATTAACCGGCGCTGCCAGTTCTTACCCGCTGTCGGCAATGTGAATGTGTCATCCGGCGTTTTGTACGTTTTGCTGCCAGATGTGTAGACCAGCGTTATCGATTTCGCGTCGCTCGTATCTATGACTGCTGACTGTGCTGTGCGCGTACCGCCGGTCGGCTGGTCAATGTCCAATGGCGATGTAGACAGTGAACCGGTCTCTATCTGAGCAGAGAACAAATCAAATCCGAGTGTTGTGTCGCCGGGGTAAACGGGTAGTTCATCGTTCGTAACCTCTGTGTCTGATGCGCAGAACAGCACATCGCCGGTTGCTGCAATGAACGTCGCTGTAATGATTTTTATTTCGTCAGTGACGCTGACTATCTCAGCACTGATGAAATCTGAACTCTGATAGCCAATAACGCCGCTGTTTATCGCTATCTGTGAATAAATATCCGCACCGCGAATTGATGCCCTGAGCGCCAGATTTTCACGTCCAGCATGCTGAAACACAAACTGTGCTGTGACTAACTGCAAATCATCAAAACTAATCGTCATCGAGTGCTGACTGTTTGTCGCATTTTCACGATACTGATTCCAGCCGTTAGATTTCTGCGTGTCAGTCATTGATGATATGCCACGAGCTGATGCTAAATTTGTAACTGTTGGCATTAGCTCAATGCGTCCAGCTGGATCGCCGTTTCTGTACTCAACAGTCCATTCGTCCTCTCGTGCAAACTCGAATGCTGCGCTGCTGCCGAATATAATGTACTCCGGTCCCGTGTATGTGATGCGAGCGTCGAGCGTGTCGGCTGTCATGTCGATTGAGTAAAACGGTTTCGATTGCTGAGAGCCGATGAGTACTGAATCAGGCGTCCAGATGCCGGGGTTGCTGTCTCCGCCAATGACGGGAGCGCCGGGGATATTAATCATTTCTGCCCCTTTTTAGAACTTTGTGCTAACACG